AGCCCCCCTTTTTCCTTGAAAAATTAAATAACTTCTCGCGGAATAACCATGACGTACAACGTACCAGAATCAAGATTTACTGCACCGCCAGTGTTGTTAGCAGCAACTACCGTGACGGTATCCGCTGCTGTGACGGCAGCAGACAAAACAAGGTCCGCTACATCTATACTCATAGAAGCCATAGCAAAATCGCCAAGCTGTGCGCCAGTGACAGTCACTTCTTCAGCAGCTTCATCGCCATCTGCAATGCTTCCCCAGTCTTTAGTTTCCGAAGCAACTGCGAATTTCGTCACAGACTGCCCGTAGTTAGTACCTGTAGGTAAAGCCATGTTAAATCTCCTTTAATAAAGCTTAATTACGCGGCAACCGCAATCAGAATTCCAGCATCATCGCGGAGTTCGCCAGTACCATAAATGGTATCAGCGGTGAACAAGTCACCCAAGAACTCTTGCTTATACTGAGTCTGCGTACGAACACTCATCTGCTCAACAAGAGCCAAAGCACCTTTATGAGCAAGGAGACAAGCGCGTGAGCTATCCGTAGGAGCGTTTGAAGAAACATAAACGGGAACACCGTAGATGTCGCCAACCAAACCATTCCGAATCGTATTGCCTGCGCCAATCTCACCAGTAAATGCCTGTTCCGTAAAACGAGCAATACCCGTAAGATTTTTCTTCTCTACCGGAGGGATAACAAGGAAGCGATCAGACATAGGAACGTCAGCATCATCCAGAGTCTGAATGACCGTACGAATGCCTGCGTCAGCCAAAGCTGCTTCATTGCCGCCAGTAAACGTCGTGCTGCCATCGGAACCAATAACTGCTGCGCCACCGAGATTCGCTGCGCCAGCCGTGCCACCCTGCAAAGATTCTGCAATGTACCAAAGGTCCGTGTCAACCTGCGTAGCCAGTGCATGACCAGCGTCGTCCGTGTAAAACTGACGCATGCTAGCCAGAGCCTGCTTATCGAGGATATCCTCAATCAGTCGGCTGTACTCGTAGTGCTTATCAATACTAATTGAAATTTCAGTATCGGTAGCAGCAATAAGAGTTACCTGCTGACGAGTTGTTTTTGCACTTGCTGAACCACGTGTCGGTTTCGGAATATGAATCGTGTCGCCTTTTTTACCGTTGTGATTCATAACCGTAACCAAGTTAGCTAAAACAAGATTACTTTTATACGCAGCCACTACTTCGTTCGACCACAATTCAGGAATAAATTTGTCCTGTGTGGTAGTGTTCATGGCTTGCGCTGCTGAAAAATTAGCCATTAGCCTTCTCCTTTAAATTAAAACATATAGGGTCATCGTACCCTACCTTCACTGTACGCTTGATAAATTTCTGGCGAAAGTTCTTGATACCTTCGTGGGTCTTCAATCTGAAGTCGAATCAATTCTGCTCGTCTATAAGTAGGTTTGCTTTTCTGAGAACCGTCAGAAGAAATGCCACTTGCTACGGAAGTAGCAGCTTGCAATTCTTTTTCTTTTTCAGTTTTCACTTGCTGTTCCTGTGCAGCAGCATGTTGTCCATGCAGTGCCTTATATTGGCTAATCAATTCGTCCGCATAATTAAAGTCACCGGTACTAGCCCTTTGCCACATATCCTGTCTCGGCATACTTTCCATAACCCATTTTTGGAAATCGACATCTTGTACAATTTGCTCCAAGTCGGGGTGCTTAGTCTGCAAACGATTAATCGTAGTATCCGCAGTCGTTTGTTCTATGACACCTTTTATAGGTTGCAAAGCTTCCTCAACAATTCTACGAACAGAGTTTACTGGATCCGTTAAGAAGTCATCTTCTTTTAACGGGGGTAGTTCACTCTGAGCGTTGGTTGCTTGAGACTCTTGTAAGTTTTTCTGGATTAACGTATCGGCTAGCTTGCGAAGTTCTCCGAGTTCGTTTCCTTGTTTACCGTACTGCTTTTCTAAATTGCTGTACGATTCAACAATTTCTTCTACACTCTTGCCTTCAAATTTTTGAGGCACCTCTGTTTTTGGAGCGGTTGACTCCGCAGTTGGCGCTTCAAATGATTTTTCAGCTTCGCTGTTAGTTTTCTTTTCCGCTTCAAGTTGTTCTGCTAAATCGTTATGATTTATATTATCCAACCCATCCAAATCTGACTCGACCAATTTATCAGTCATACGAGTTCTCCTGTTTTAACCCTTTTGGGGGAACGTTAATGTGGTATACCCAATCGTTTAAGATTGTGGTGGTTTGCTTTCCTATGTCTCCGCGCCCATTTATCAGCAGCGGTAGGAAAGCCTGTGTCAATTCCGGGTAATGAAAAGTTTCCGCCCGAAATTATTTTTTCTGCAACATAATCTTTGCAGCATTTGCTTGGAATTTTTTTTGATTTTGCCCAAGCTTCAAAAACTGTATCGCACTTAACACATCGATAGTCATTCAGCATTTTCTTCTGCCTGCTCTATCTCGTTCTTAAGTACCGTTTCAAACTCTATCATAAGATGCAACATACCCAAGGAACCTCTTTGTTGCCAAAATGTTTTTTCTTCTGAAATTGACAACAAGTTGTTTTGCTGATTAAACATGTCAATAAGTCTTTCACGTATAATTTGCCAGCCTTCCGTAGATAAAGTATCTAACATCTTGTCATAAGATTGTTTTATTTCTGCGTCCATTTAATTACCTCTCATAATTTGTAACAGTAACAATGCTGCTACTTCTTCGTCGTCTCTTTGTTGTTGTGCTATAAGCCTTCTTATTGTTGCTTTATTAGGCTTTCTTCCAAATCCAGCGTTTTGCTCCCTTCCGTACTTTCCAAAACCGTACGTCCTACGACCATAGCCTCTATACGTCGTGTAAACAGACATAATTAAATTTTTGAGTTAGTAATCCAAAACGCTATTACGAGTACAATAGTTCCAGCAGCCCATATAGTTCTTCTAACTAGCGACTGACCAATATCTGCATAGACTTTTTCTAACGCTTTATCCGCTGCTCTTTCTGCTATTACTTCAATATCGTCAGTAGTCAGGACTCTTGGCTCTTTCATAATAATTGCTCTATCCACACATCAAGGTACAGGGAACACAATAACTGCCATCATCGTACTCTTTCACTTTAACGGTACTTGTTACCTTAGCAATAGTAGAACTTTTTATTGTCGTATCCGATTGTGGCCTAGCCGTTCCGTCTCCCGCGCTTTCTAACAAATCTCCTCGACTCACGGTAGTTCCTTGAGCAATCAAAATAATTCCGGCACCTAGCGCTTCTACCGAACTATCGCCGTCTTCGTAATGCCCAGAAAAAACTCCGTAAACACACGTATCGGCGGCTACGCTAGAGACTTCGCACTTCGGCAAACGCTCCGCTGTTTCATGTTTTGTCGGCGTACCAACGGCTGTCTCTCCGTCCTCATTAGTTGCAATTTCTTTATTTACTAACAAGGAATGAGTACCTGCAATTTTTACTGTGTTTTCATGTTCTTGTATGGTGCCTTCGTCTTTTAGTGATTCTGTGTATCTGTAATGAGTCCACTCCATAAGTTCATCAATGGTAGATAAGACAGTGCCGAGTTTTAATTTTGGCTGTGCGCCGTCTTCAAACTGACTCCAGTGAGCGCCGGTGAACGTGTTGTATCTAATTGTTGAATTATTTAATGTATCTATGTCACCAATAGTGCTTCCACGATATCTAAAAATCACATAATTGTGAGTGCCTGCACTCGAAGAACAATCGTTCCATATCATCTGGGAGGCGGAGTCAGTAGAGCTGTAGAAATTTCCTCCTGATGTCAACGCATTACCTTCGTTATTTGTAGGGGTGGTAGCGGTAACACTAGGAGTACCAACTTCAAAACTATATGTGGGAGTAAGACTTTGTACACCAAGTCTTGCCCCATCTATCGAAACTCTTTCTCCACCGTTCGTTACAAACCCGATAGCGGCAGCATGATTCAAAAGCATTCCTGTGTTCGTGTCACCTGAAAAAGTGTATGAAGGATTAGACGTAGTGCCGTTGCTCGTGATAATCGTTTCGTTAAAAGTTGCTCGACCAGCCGCGCTACCGTCAAGAGTTAAGAACGTAGTGTCAACACCGCCGTCTGTCCCTTTAAAAATAATGTCAGTATCGTTGCCTTGAGCATCTACTGTGATATTTCCAGTTGATGTGGCAATCGTAACCGCAGCGTCACCCGTAGTTATATCGTCAGCAGCTACGCTGCCACCACCACCACCAGCATCTATATACGCTTTGATAGATTGTTGCGTAGCTAAATGAGCAGCACTATTGCTAGCCATATCGTCTTCGTCAAGAACCGGCACTACAAAATCTATATTGCCGTCTGTATCGTCGTATGAAACATTAATAAAAGTTTCTGTTCCGTCTAACATTCCCCCAACGTAGTCCTCTACTTGTTCTTGAGTTAATGTAGCCGTAATAAAACCTGATGTACTGTTATCGTAATTAGAAAGATCGTTGTCTACTACAAAATTTAATTTGCCATTAACATCATCATAAGTAACGCCTATCAGTGTTTCCGTATTTCCACTAACCATTCCTCCAACGTAATCTTCTACCTGTTCTTGAGAAAGCTGTGTATTAGTGTCGGTCGATGCTATTGTTATCGAACCATCAGCGTTAGTAATGCTGACATTACTACCTGCGGTTAGCGTAGCGTTTTCCCAGTGGCTCGCTGTATTGTCATAAATAAGTAAATGCCCTGCTGCTGGAGTAGATATACTAGTGTCGTTAAGTTCGGATAGCGTATCTTTCGTGGCAACTTGAGAATCGACGTAAGACTTTACACTTTGCTGTGACGGTGGGCGTGTCGCGCTATTAGAAGACATATCGTCTTCGTCAATAAGGCTAAGTGAATTTGCATCTACATAAGCCTTGACAGATTGCTGTGTAGATAGATGCGTTGCACTATTAGACGCCATGTCATCTTCGTCTTTTACGGGTACAGTAAAATCTATGTTCCCATCAGTATCGTCATATGTTACGGTAATAAACGTTTCATCACCGTCAAGCATCCCTCCGACAATGTCTTCTACTTGTTCTTGGTTTACAGACGCTCCATCTACATACGCCTTAATACTCTGTTGAGAAGCAGGCTTAGTGGCACTGTTGGACGCCATATCGTCTTCATCAAGCAAGTCAGACGTTGGTATTTTGGCATTGACAGCGGTGTCAATCGTATCGAAATTATTGTTAAGGGTAGTCCCCCACTCATTCTCCTGCTCTCCAATACCCGGCTTTTCTAGATTTAAATGCGTAGTAAAAGTAGACGGCATTATTCAACCCCTCGTAATTCTCCGTTTGGCCCCCGCTTTACTGGCCTTCCCCCAATGGCGGACACTCTACCTTGAGCGTCTCTAGTAATGTTTAGGTCTGGGGTTTCTTGCTGCTGCTGCAAAATTTTATCTAGCTTTGAGTTTATGGGGTCGATGTTTGTAGACCCAGTATTAAATATTTGCTGTCTAGAACTTAAATGGTTTATGCTATCAGCCAAAGTTGTATTAATCTTGCTGACCGCTGAGTTAGTTACCGTAGCAAAAGAATCTTTTAGCGCATCTACAAGCGCTAGATATTCCGCAGGAGTACCTTCCTCTCCCACCAAAGCTTTAGCGCTTTGAGCTTGTTTATAAACTGCATCGCTTTCTGCTTTAATACGCTCGGTCTTCGCTTTCTCAACGTTAAGGATAGCCTCGCTCTGGTTCCATATAGCCTCACCTCGATCTCTCTCAGCTTCTGCTTCAACCTCCATAGCTTTGCGTACATCGTCTCTAACAGATTTCTGAACGTTAAACTGAAACTCTTGAGCTTTCCTTTGCTGCTCTGCCATTTTAACTTGCTGGTCAAAATCAGGTTGCGGAGGTTCTGGATTAAGCGCACGTTGTAAAAACGTATCCATAATTTTGATAAGAGTTTCTTTATCTTCAACATTGTAATTTTTAAGAACTCCCTTTAAGATTATCCAGTACGCTGGGGAACCAGCCGGAGTGGTCTGTAAAAGTTGCGTTAGTTGCGCAACCTCGAATTCCCGCGCTTGCGCTCCCAAAGCTCCATGAACTTTAAAACGATAGTCTGCTACCGGATAACGTTCCGTATCAAACTGCATATAGCGCCACGCAATTTTGTGAATCAGTGGCGAAAGGAACTCATACTCCATGTTTCGGAGCGTCCTTTTTGCACGTTTAAGTAAAGCACCCATCATCATGGACATACCACCTGCCGTCTCATTACGCGGGTTTACGCCGAGGGGAGCAGCAGTATCCATAGATCCCGTAGCCATAGTCACCATACGCTCAAACTCAGCAGTCTGGCGATAGCTTTGTGGGTCTGGTCCGGGAAATTTAAAAGGCGCAATAGCTTCTTGAGGAGGCCCAGAAAGAACGATATTCCTTCCGGGTCTTACACTAAAGTCACTATTACGTGGGGCCATCATGCCGTTAACTAGCATTACTGGGTACGTAGCTAGGGCCAAAGAGTCTATCCTAGCCCGTAGTTCTGCATCTAAAGCCTTTTGAGGGTTGTACCCCTTCTCAGCAATTCCGCGACCCCAAAAACGATTTGGCACTGTGTCCCACTGGAACGCTACAAAAGAACGGTCTTGCATAATAAAAGGATTGCGAACAACCTTTAGCAATGTTCCCCTGTTAGCAATCCAGACTATTGCTTCTACCATGTCAGCAGAATCGTCGTACTCGATATTGCTGTTCTCTTCTGCAAATTCTGCAAGAGGGTCTGGGACACTCGTAGCTTCTTCAAAAAAAGATTTCGGTACTAGTCCGTGGTACTCTAAAATTTCTACGTGTTCAACAGTCTCGTAGTTTTCTTCCATCAAGTCTAGGATAGGGTGTTCATCTTCCTGTCGATTGTACAGACCTATCGGAGCTTCGTTATAAACTCCCTTAGCTTGTTTCTGCAAAACCTCATGTCGAGGTACTGTGTACATGTGAGCAACGCCTAAAGCGTCATTTATACTCTTAGCTGCTATATCAATAACAAATTCGTTAGGGTCTACTGGAACTAGTTTTACATGAATATCTTCACGGATTTGAATATCCGCAGTTGTACCAGTAGAACCAGTAATAGGAACTCTACGAGGTCGTTGCTCTACTGTGATTTTTCCAATGCCTGTGCCGTACAAAGCAGCATTTAAAAGAATCTCGGAGATAGCTTTGTTTACGTTTCTTGTATCAAAATCTTCTAAAAGCTGATCAGTAACTTGCCCAAGCCGTGTATCAACGTTTTGAGAAATCTGTTGTAACTGCTGTGGGTCTATCTGTTGGACGTTCTCTTTAATAATCTGTTCAAAAATTTGCTCTCTAACATCGTCTTCTAGGTCAAACCAACGCTTACGGTGGAAGATTGTCTCCTCCATCTCTGACACGCCAGCTTCAATGGCCTGCTGAAGTGCTGGAGCAATTAGTTTAGACCTTTCGTGCTGACGGATTTTGTCTTCTGGTCCCGCGTGTTGGCCTCGCCATAGGCGATAGTACTCTTGCCATCGCTCTTGATGTTGCGT